GCCGCGTCAAGAGCGGCATGTACCGCGACGTGGATCTCGGCCCGGTCAGCATGGAGCCCGAGTACAGCGTCGCCGAGAAGGCGAACAACAAGATCGAGGGCCGCGAGGAGACCAGCTACAACGAGGATGGCCTCCGCACCGTCTACGAGGTGTACACCATCGCCGCGATCGAGGACGACGAGGCGCTGCCGTACATCATCAGCATCGACAAGCCGTCGGGCAAGGTGCTCAGCATCTACCGCAACTGGGACGAGCTGGACGAGGCGCAGGAAGAGCTGCAGTGGTTCGTCGAGTTCCCCTTCGTGCCGTGGCGCGGCGCGTACCCGATCGGCCTGCCGCACATGGTCGGCGGTCTGGCGGCCGCCGCGACGGGCGCACTGCGCGCCCTGCTCGACAGCGCGCACATCAGCAACAGCCAGACCATGCTCAAGCTCAAGGGCGGCAGCAAGGGCGGGCAGAGCCTCGAGATCCAGCCGACGCAGGTGATGGAGATCGAGGGCGGCATGGCGGCGGACGACATCCGCAAGCTGATCATGCCGCTGCCGTACAACCAGCCGTCGCCGGTGCTGTTCTCGCTGCTCGGCTTCTTGGTCGATGCGGGCAAGGGCGTCATCCGCACCAGCATGGAGGACATCGCCGACGGCAACGCCAACGCGCCAGTCGGCACGACGCTCGCCAAGATCGAGCAGGGCATGGTCGTGTTCAGCGCCATCCACGCCCGCCTGCACAACTCGATGCAGAAGCTGCTGGCCATCCTGCACCGCCTCAACGCCATGTACCTCGACGACGAGGAGACGGACGTTGAGCTGGGCGAGGAGCTGGCCACGCGCGCCGACTTCGAAGGCCCGCTCGACGTGGTGCCGGTCAGCGACCCGAACATCTTCAGCGAGGCGCAGCGTTTCGCGCAGGTGCAGGCGGTGGCCCAGCGCGCTGCGGCCATGCCGCAGCTCTACAACATGCGGAAGGTCGAGGAGCGCATCCTCGAAACGCTCAAGATCCCCAACGCCAAGGATCTGTTGAACCCGGCGATGGAGCCGAAGGAGCAGAACGCCGTCAACGAGAACGTGGCGGCGACCATGGGCCGGCCGATCGTGGCCTTCCCCGAGCAGGATCACATCGCCCACCTCAAGACGCACCTCGCCTACCTGATGTCGCCAGCGCTGGGCATGAACCCGCTCATCGCGCCGACGTTCATCCCGGCGATCCTCAACCACATCAAGGAGCACATCGCGATGTGGTACGCGTCGAGCATCTTCGATCTGGGCACCGAGGCCGCCGGCGGCAAGGATCTGGGCGACCTGCTCAAGGAGCTGAAGACCGCCGACGACAAGCGCGCCTTCGACGGCATGCTGGCCGAGGCGGCTCAGATCGTGGCGCAGGAAGCGGGCAACGTGTTCGCGTCCCTGCCGCCCGTCATCCAGCAGGCGCAGCAGGTCATGCAGTCGTTCGCACCGCAGCCGCCGGTTGATCCGAGCGTGCAGTTGGCTCAGGCTCAACTGCAGGCACAGGCCCAGCGCGACGCGCAGCGGGCGCAGCTCGACGCCCAGCGTCTGCAGCTCACGGCCGCCCAGACCCAGCAGAAGGCGCAGCTCGATCAGGCCAAGCTGCAGCAGGCTGCCGCCGCCGATCAGGCCGATCTGCAGATGGATCAGGCCAAGCTGCAGCTCGACGCGCAGCAGGAGCAGGCGCGCCTCGCCTCCGCCCAGCAGATCGAGCAGATCGAGAACCAGCGCAAGATGGCTGAGATGCAGGTGCGTCAGGCGATGAACACGCAGGACAACCTGACGGCCATGGAGCTGGCGCAACTGGAGGTCGAGACGGGCGAGCGCTTCAGCGTCAGCACCGGCACCGGCATCAACCCGTAACGAGGAGACTGAAATGAACGACACCAAGGGCAAGCCGGTCGGTAAGGACGGCGTCAAGATGCACAAGCGTCTGGCAATGGGCGAAGCCGTCGAGACCGGTGCCGGCAAGGGCGCGATGGGCGGCAAGAGCTCGCCGAAGACGCCTGCATGAGGATTGAGGTTCTGCTGCAGCGTCTGGAGCAATCGCAGGCCGATCTGGCACGCGATGCGCTGGAGCAGCCTCAAGGCCGCGACCTCTTCGAGTATGGGAAGGTCGTCGGCATTTACGCTGGTCTCGAGCTGGCCAAGACCGTGTTGATCGACATGGTCGCGGAGAAAGAGCGAAAAGACCGTAATCTCTAACCACTTGAGCGGAGGAGCACCCGTGCAAGAATATGTTCTGAACAAGGTACAGTTTGCGTATGGCAGCATCGACGAGGCCTTCCCGGCCGTTGATCCGGGCGTGAAGCCCTTTGGCAGCCGCGTGCTGTGTCAGATCCGTCTGGCCAAGAAGAAGACGGCCGGCGGCATCATCCTGACGGGCGACACCAAGGACACCGAAACGTGGAACACGCAGGTGGCCAAGGTCGTGGCCGTCGGTGATCTGGCCTTCAAGAACCGCAACACGCAAGAGCCGTGGCCAGAGGGCTCGTGGGCTACGCCGGGGGACTTCGTCCGCGTCCCCAAGTACGGCGGTGACAAGTGGACGGTCAAAATCGACGACGATCAGGAAGTGATCTTCGTCATCCTCAACGATCTGGATCTGATCGGCGTAGTCACGGGCGACCCGCTCGCGATGAAGGCGTTCGTCTGATCCATAAGGCTGAAAGGAGCCGATCATGGCTGATACAGTAGACGAAAAGGACGACGATATCGTCGTCATCGAGACGGACGGCACCGAACAGGTTGAGCAGCCCGAGGTGCAGGACGACGATGAGGACGAGGACGACGACAGTCGCATGGGCACGTCCGAGGACGACTCCGAGGACGAGATCGTCGACAAGACGAAGAAGAACCGCGACAGCCGCGTCAAGCGTCGCCAACTGCAGAAGGTGGCCAAGGAGCGCTCGCAGCAGGAGCTGGCATATCTGCGCGAGCAGAACGCCGAACTCATGCGCCGCATGGCTGCGGTCGAGGGCAACACGCTGACGCAGAACGCGGCCGGCGTGCAGCAGCAACTGCAGCAGGCGCTGGCCGAGGCCCGGCAGGCCGAGCAGATCATGGCTCGCGCGATCGAGGCCGGCAACGGTGAGGACGCCGCGACCGCGCTCCGCATCCGCGACGAGGCCAAGGAGCGCGCCGCGCAGCTTTCCGCATACAAGGATCGCTTCGAGGCCGCCGCCAAGGAGGCGACCACGCCGCGCGCCGACCCGCGCGTCACGAACTACGCGCAGCAGTGGCTGTCAGCCAACTCGTGGTACGACCCGCAGGGCCGCGACGAGGACAGCGCCATCACCAAGGCGATCGACAACGCTCTGGCGCGTGAGGGCTGGAACCCCGCGAGCGAGGAGTATTGGCACGAGCTGACGCGCCGCGTGGCCAACCGCATCGGTGATGGGGACGAGGCACCCGCCCGCAGCACCAAGCGCAAGGCTCCGCCGACCGGCAGCGGCCGCGAATATGCACCGCCGAGCACCAAGAACGAAGTAGTAGTGACACCTGAGCGCAAACAGGCTATGTTAGACGCTGGTGTTTGGGACGACCCTGTCGCTCGCAAGCGCTACCTGAAGGCGTATCAGGACTACGACCGCAACACAGCTCGCTGAAAAGGAGAGAGCTAAATGTCTGAAGAACGTATGGATGATCGCCTGAAGAAGGAACTGGGTGTTAGTCGGCAACCCCGAGAGACGCAGGATCGGCGCACGACGCAGAACCGCGAAATCTCGGAAGATGACCGGCTCGCGATGTTCCGAATGCAGTTGTACAACGATGCTCTACCCAACATTCCAGATATCCCCGGATATCATGTGTGCTGGCTGACGACGACGAACAATGGCGACACGATCCAACACCGCCTGCGTCTGGGCTACGAACTCATTCGTGCCGAAGATGCTCCGGGGATGGAACTGGTCACCATGCAGACTGGCGAATACGCCGGCTGCGTCGCCGTCAAGGAAATGATCGCGGCTAAGCTGCCCTTGTCCCTGTACTACAGGTACATGCAGGAAGCTCACCACGACGCACCCATGCGGGAGGAGAACAAGCTCGAGGAAACCGCGCAGATGATGCGCGAGCAAGCCGAGCGTTCTGGCGGTCGTCTCGTCGAAGAGGACGACGTGCGGGGAGGGTATGGTTCAAACCCGGCAAAGGGCCTTTTCGCCTGATGCCTATTGAAACCCTTTTCTAAGGAAACAGGCTCATGTCTGCCACGGTCAATGCACCGTTCGGTCTGCGCCCGTCGTACTCGCCAAGTGGTGTGATCCGTCCCACCGCCTTCACGATTGCGTCGGCGTATGCTCAGAACATCTTCCAGAACCAGCCCGTACGTATCGCCCCCACCACCACCGGTGGCGAAACTGAAGGCAACATCGTCGCCGCCGCTGTTGGTGCCGCCTTCATCGGCGTCTTTCAGGGCGTCGAGTTCACCGATGGCGAAGGTCGCCGCCGCGTGTCCAACCGCTGGTTGGCCTCGACGGTTGCCACCGAGATCACGGCGTACACCACGCTTGACCCGACCATCTTCTACGAGATCCAGAGCAACGCCGCTCTGAACGTGGCAGATATCGGCAAGCAGTACGACCTGACTGCCATCTCGGGCAACACCACCACCGGCCTGAGCACTCAGGCTCTGGATGTGGCCTCCGCCGCCGCCAACGCTTCTGTCCGTCTCGTCGGCATCACGCCCGGCCCGGACAACGCCTTTGGCGACACCTATGTCATCGCGCAGGTACAGATCAGCGAACATCAGTTCGTTGCCACTGTCGCCGCTATCTAAGGGAGGGCTTGAACAATGGCTAGTCCAATGCGTTCAACCGACTTTCGTTCGATCGTCGAACCGATCCTGAACGAAGAGTTCAACGGCATCTATGACCAGCGCGCTGACGAATGGTCGCAGGTCTTCAAGGAGTTCAAGGGCATCCCCCGGAACTACCATGAAGAGCCTGTCCTGTACGGCTTCGGGGCTGCCCCGGAACTGCCGGACGGCATGCCGGTCACCTACCAGTCGGGCGGCGTGCTGTTCATCCAGCGCTACGTCTATCGCGTCTACGGTCTGGCCTTTGCCCTGACCAAGGTGCTGGTGGAAGACGGCGACCACATCCGTATCGGTCAGACCTATGCGCGTCACCTCGCGCAGTCGCTGATCGAGACGAAGGAAACGCTGGGTGCCAACGTCCTGAACCGTGCCTTCAACGGCTCGTATCCGGGCGGCGACGGCGTGTCGCTGGTGGCCAACAACCACCCGACCGCCAGTGGCACGTTCAGCAACCAGCTCAACGTGGCTGCGGCTCTGTCGCAGACCTCGCTGGAGCAGTTGCTGATCCAGATCCGCAACGCTGTTGACAACAACGGCAAGCGTATCCGCCTGACCCCGAAGAAGATCGTCACTGGGCCGTCCAACGTGTTCCAAGCCGAAGTGCTGCTGAAGAGCGTACTGCGTGCCGGCACTGCGGATAATGATATCAACCCAGTGAAATCTTTGGGTCTTTTGACCGAAGGTCAGGCCAACCTGTCGCGTATCACCTCCAACACGGCCTTCTGGGTCGAGACCGACGCGCCGGAAGGCCTCAAGCTCGCGATGCGTCGCGGCCTCGAGAAGTCGATGGAAGGTGACTTCGAAACCGACAGCATGCGCTACAAGGCAACCGAACGCTACGCATTCGGGTGGACTGATCCGCGCGGTGTCTTCGGCACTCCGGGCATCTAAGCCCTTGTAAAACAAGGGATTAAAAACCCCTTGTAAAAGCCCCCATCGGTGACTAGGATACACATCCTACGAACCGATGGGGGTCTTTTTATGCTCAAAGAACACGACACTTGCACGATGGCCGGATGCGATCGGCCTCACAAGGCGCGCGGCTACTGCCAGACGCACTACATGCAATTCAAGCGCGGCATCACGCCTGTCGGCCCGATCCGCAGCCGCGTGCGCGAAAAGCCCGACGAGTGCGTGGTGGAAGATTGCGTGGAGCCGGTGAAGGCACACGGCCTGTGCAAGAAGCACTATCAGCGCAAACTGCGGCACGGACACGTGAAAGAGAACCGCCGCTCTAAAGATATTGGCTCGTGCGAAATAGCCGCTTGCGACAGTCGTGCGTACGCCAAAGGGATGTGCCACGCCCACTACATGAAGCACATCCGTTGGCGCAAAAAGGGCGTTGATGCCACCCGGTATCAGGAGATGCTGCGCGAGCAGGGCGGCGTCTGCGCCATCTGCGCCCAGCCTGAGCGCGCACCAGACAAGGCGTCAGGCAAGACGAAGGATCTCGCCATCGACCACGACCACGTCACCGGCGCGATCCGCGCCCTGCTTTGCTCGAACTGCAATCGCGGTCTGGGCCTCTTCAACGATGACGAGGGGCTACTAGCCAAGGCACAAACGTATGTGCTATATCATAGACAATCTGGGCAAACCCCAGCCTGTCAGACCGGCCCAGCGGACGATGCACAGACTGACAGGCGACTTGTGCATAAGGACTGATCATGGCTTCGACCACATTCTCCGGGCCGGTCACCTCGACCGCTGGTTTCATCGGTAACATCAGCGGCAACGTCACCGGCGACGTAACCGGCAACGTAACCGGCAACGTCACTGGCGACCTGACCGGCCGCGTATTTGGCACTGTCGGCACCCGCTCGGGCGCTGGCGCGGTGCCGATCACCTCGGGCACCGTCCGCCTGACCACGACTGCCGCCGACGCCCTGACGTTGGCCAACGGCGCGAATGGCCAGCTCCTGACCATCGTGATGGTCGTTGACGGTGGCGACGGCACCCTGACGCCGACCACGAAGACCGGCTACACCACGATCACCTTTGGTGATGTGGGCGACAGCGTGACGCTCCAGTACTTCACCACGCTGGGCTGGATGATCGTCAGCAACTACGGCGCTACTGTCGCGTAATTGGCATGAGAGCAGGCCGGGCGAATGGAAGTGCGCTCGGCCTGCTCTCTAGCATAGAAGGACACACCAATGCGGCAGATCGTAAGTAGCCTCCAGCTCAGCGCCGCCGTCGATAACGCGGTCTGCTTGGCGCAGACGCGCGGCACCGCCGGCGCACTGACCATCAACGGGGGCAGCGCCGTTGGCGGCGTTGCCACCTTCAACGCGGCGTACGTCGTCACCGTCACCTCGACGGGCAACGATAGCACGCGCACTTACACCATCACCGGCACCAACGCCGCAGGCAATGCGCTCAGCGAGACGATCACCGGGCCGAACGCCACGACGGTATCGACCACCGGCGCGTTTCTGACGGTCACCGGCGTCTCTGTCGTGGGCGGCGGCACCGTTGGCACTGTACGTGTCGGCTTCGCGGCTCCGGGCGTGACTGCGCCCCTGCCCCTCGACATCCACGGCCGGCCGGATGTCTCGCTGCAGGTTACCGTGACGGGTTCAGTCACGTGGACGGTGCAGCAGACCCTCGACAACCCGTTTACCGTCAACATGCCGACGTACTTGGATCACCCGGATGTGAACATGGTGTCGCAGACCGTCAACCGGCAGGGCAACTACGCCTACGTGCCGGCGGCCGTCCGCCTGCGTATCACGTCCGGCACCGGGCGTGCCACGTTGACCATCATCCAGTCCGGCGATAACAGGGCGTAAGGGTGAGCACTGGCCTCTACAGCGGCGTATCCGGCCTTGCGCTCGGCATCGGGCTGTACAAGGGCACCGTTGGCCTGTGGAGCGGCAGTTCTGGCCTCATCACGGGCGCTTTGCCCACGCTGTCGCTGAACTTCCTGACCGGCGCACCGCTGGACAGCCGCATCACGTTCAGCCGCACGACGAACGCCACGCTGGTCGATAGCACCGGGCGGGTGACCTACGCGCCGAACAATCTGGTGCTGCGGTCTGAGGAGTTTGACAACGCGGCTTGGACAAAGACGGCTTCAACCATTACACCCAACGCCGCTGCGGCACCGAACGGCGCGTTCATCGCAGACAAGCTGGTCGAGACTACGGCTGCTTCCACTGGGCATTTTGTCCAACCAAGCCCCTCTCCTACTTCGCCCGGCGTTACGGTAGGCCAGTTCTTCATTTACAGCGTGTACGCGAAAGCAGGAGAGCGCACGTTTATCCAATTGATTGGCACGGGTACTGGCCCTAGCGGCGGCCCTGTGATTGCCGGCTTTGACCTTACGAACGGCACCGCTGGAACCCCGTCCGCAACCGTAACGTCTACCATTACACCGGCTGGTGACGGCTGGTATCGCTGCTCAATGGCCTTTCCCATTTCGACAGCCGGTATTGGAACCTATCAAATCCGCCTTGCCCTCAACAGCGTGGCCACGGCGTCATCCTACACGGGCGACGGCACGTCTGGCCTGTTCATCTGGGGCGCGCAGTTTGAGCAAGTCACCTACCAGACGACCCCCGGCACGTATAACCAGACGGTCGCCTCGGCCTACTACGGCCCGCGTTTCGACTATAACCCGCTCACGCTGGCTCCGCGCGGCCTGCTGATCGAGGAGCAGCGGGTAAACTTGCTGCTGCGCTCAGAAGAGTTTGACAACGCTACGTGGACGAAAACGCGCTCTAGCATAACGGCTAACGCTACAACCTCGCCCGATGGTACAGCGAACGCGGATAGATTTGTCATAGACATTACGCCGGCAACCAACCATGCAGTTGGTCAGTCTGCTTCAGTAACCAGCGGGACAACTTACGCGC